TCGATGGCGGTACTGTATAATAGTATTTGAACATAGGAGAGATGTGAAGATAGCAGTTTATACAATTGCACTTAATGAAGAAAAGTTTGTAGAACGATGGGCAGAGTCTTGCAAGGATGCCGATTATCGCCTGATTCTTGATACTGGCTCTACAGATAGCACGGTAGACAAGGCATATGAAAATGGCGTAGAAGTATTCTCTGCATCAATTAAACCATGGAGATTTGACGATGCTCGCAACGCATCTCTTGCCCTAATACCTGACGATATTGACATCTGCATCTCCCTTGACATGGATGAAGTTCTTGTCCCAGGTTGGCGTGAGCACCTTGAAAAAATTAATTCAGAAACTACTAGACCAAGATACAAATATACTTGGTCATGGAATCAGGACGGTACTCCAGGATTAGAATATGGTGGAGATAAAATTCATGCTCGTCATGGATACCGCTGGAAGCATCCAGTACACGAAGTACTAATAACAGACAGGACTGATGAAATTCAGGAGTGGACAGAACTACAAATTCATCACTATCCAGATAGCACAAAATCTCGTGGACAATATTTTCCATTGCTTGAGCTTGCCATAAAGGAAGACCCAACAGATGATAGAAATGCCTTTTATTATGCAAGAGAGCTTTTTTATCACGATGCTTACGCAAGTGCAACAAAAGAGTTTAGACGATACTTAGAATTGCCAAAAGCGGTTTGGGGACCAGAGCGTTCAGCAGCATATAGATTTCTTGCAAAGTGTAATCCAGAAATTGCAGATACATATCTAGTTGGGGCAATTAGAGAAGCAGGAGATAGACGAGAGCCATATGTAGACTTTTCTAAGTGGTGTTACGATAACGAAATGTGGAGTGACTGCTACAACTATGCATTGACAGCATTAAAGATAAAAGAGAAGCCACTAGAATATCTTTGTGAAGATTTTGCTTGGGGAGCATTGCCACATGACCTAGCAGCAATTTCTGCGTGGCATCTAAAGAAGTATTCCAAAGCAGTTCAACACATAACTAAGGCACTAGAGTTTGAGCCAGATAACGAAAGATTCTTAAACAACTTAGCATTCTTCAAAAGCAAGATTGTGATATAATTTACATATGACTGAAATAGGAACAGACCTTGTTGCAACGATTCCAGCACTTGGAGACAGTGCAAATATTGTAACAGCATTCACCAACTACCACACAGATATTGAGGCAGGGGTTGCAATTCTTAATAAGGCAAATACTTTTGGCGGAGCATCTGGAAGAACTCAAACATTAAAAACAGCATCAGGTGGAAGTTTAGAAATTTCTACTGTAAATGCATCTAGAAATGGTATGTCGATTATTGCTACAGACGCTACTGGTTTTCCAATTAGATTTAGACCAATTCTTGCTGGAACAGCAATGTCTAGCTCAGAATTTTACTACGACGGAACAAATGATAGATGGGTATCAGAGGTTCCACTTTTATCAGAACTGCGAGTAAGAACTGGAACAAATACTTTGGCACCAGTAACATTTTCATCTGGAACAGTTCTAGACACACCTTTAGCTGGTGTAGTCGAATACAATGGTCTATTCTTTATGACAAATAATACAACTACAAAACGTGGACTAGTTTCACCAAAACACGTATACTCGCTTACGTCAACAAGAAGCTTAACAACTACAGCAGGAAGCCAGTCACTATTTGGTGTGTCTCTAGCACTTGAAGCAAACACTGTTTATGAGTTTGACCTTTGGTTTGCACTTACATCGCAAACATCTGGTTCTGGTTCAAATACAACCATCCTAACATCAATTGCTTTGCCAACAAGCTCAACTGGAAGCTATGAAGCAAGCTACTCTTCTAGCACAACTTCAGCTTCACCAACAACAACTTTCGCAAGCATTACTGGAACACCACTTACATCTGGAACTGTTACTTATTCTGGAACATCTTCTACGGCAACTGGACAGTATCACGTTAAGGGAATCATTAGAACGTCCTCTAGCGGAGCATTTACTCCAAACATTGTGATTGCTAACGCTTCAAATGCCTTATCGTCACTAACGCTATCTGCAGGAGCATATGTGACCGTAAACAAGGTTGGTGCTGCTAACGCAAACATTGTAACTGGAGCCTGGACATAAAAATACCCTGACCTTTTGAGCCAGGGTATTTTTTTAGTTAGTTTCTATAAACCTCGTATAAGTAACTTTGGTATTCCAATTCATTTTAGCCCATTTCTTTACAGAAATAATTGCAGTCCTTTGTCCAGGAGCAGGAGCATGAATCATTTTTCCATTACCAATATAGATTCCAACGTGCTGTGCTCCAGAATAGTTTTTCCATCCGAAAGCAACCACGTCACCAATTTTTGGGGTTTTATATTTTTTACCAGCATTTTTTTGGATGCTTGCACTGTGTTTTAGTTCAATTCCAACTTGCTGGTAGGTCCACATTGTTAGACCTGAGCAGTCCCATCCACTGGGAGTGCTACCTGAGAATACATACCAGGTTTTTCCTACATATTGCTTTAATTTAGCAATTGCATTTTTTACTATTTGGGTATTGCGGTCAATAAGCATTTGTTCTTGAAAACTAAGTGCAGTCTCAATAGCAAAGTTATTATTTTGTATTACATTTGAAACAATTGGTTTTTGTTCAACTGCTGAAACAGAAGTCGAACACATTGTAAGCGATAAAACCATCACGCCTACTGCAGCAAATTTTTTAATCATTTTGCTACCTCCTTATTTTTTATGTTGTTACTCTACCGCCATACTGCACGGTATTCTGGCAGACACTATTCTTTATGAAGTAGAATCCGATAAAGCAAAAACTTCCTTTTAAGGGGAAGCTTTAGTAAATTATACCATGATTTAGACCCAAAATCCAAAATCTTAAGATTTTTAACAATAAGTTCACAGCCTTATTATGATATAATATTTATTACCATGACCATAATTCAGCACAAAAGAGGCATATCTACTAACTGGACATCATCAAACCCAACTCTAGCAGTTGGAGAAATTGGCTACGAGACAAACACAGGTAAGTTTAAAATTGGGGATGGAGCTTCTGCTTGGTCAGCTTTGCCATACTTTTCAACTTCAGCTGGTGGCTCTGGAACTGTAACTTCTGTAGACCTTTCTGTTCCAACAGGACTTAGTGTATCTGGAAACCCAGTAACTACATCTGGAACTCTTGCAATTAGTCTTTCAGCAGGATACGCAATTCCAACAACAGCAAAGCAGACTGAGTGGGACACTGCCTATACAGACAGACTTAAGTGGGATGGTGGCTCAACTGGTCTAGATTCAGCAACAGCTAGAACATCTTTAGGTTTGGTTATCGGAACAAATGTTCAGGCATACGATGCTGACCTAGCAGGTATTGCATCTGCTACATTGTCTAGTGCAGGATTTTTAAAAACAAATGGTTCTGGAGTATATTCAACAGTTACGGACAACTCTTCTAACTGGAATACGGCTTATGGCTGGGGTAACCATGCGTCCGCTGGATATCTAACATCTTATACTGAAACAAGCACCCTATCTGATGTAACTGGACGTGGAGCCACAACAAATACCGCTATTTCTATTACAAACTCAACAACATCAACATCTACAACTACTGGTGCTTTGAAAGTAACTGGTGGCGTAGGTATTCAGGAAAATCTAAATGTTGGCGGTAACGTTATTGTAACTGGAGACCTGACAGTAAAAGATTTAACTGTAAATGGAACAACTACAACAATTAATTCTACAATTGTTACAGTTGACGACCCAATATTTACCCTTGGTGGAGACACTGCTCCAGGTAGCGACGACAACAAAGACCGTGGTATTGCATTTAGATGGCACAATGGCTCTACAGCAAAAATTGGCTTTTTTGGATTTGATGATTCAACACAATACTTTACTTTTGTTCCAGATGCAACAATTACATCAGAAGTTATTTCTGGCAGTACAGGAACCTTTGATGGCAACGTAACAGGAAATGCTGGAACTGTTACAAATGGTGTTTATACAAATGGTAGTTATGCAAATCCATCTTGGATTACTGAATTGGCTTGGTCAAAGATTTCTGGTGAACCAACAACGCTTTCTGGATATGGAATTACAGACGCACAGCCATTAGATACAGAGCTGACAGCACTTGCTGGAGTAACTTCAGCAGCAGACGCTCTTCCATATTTTACTGGTTCTGGAACCGCAAGCACAACTACTCTAACTTCATTTGCTAGAACAATCCTTGACGACACAACTGCAGGAACCGCAAGAACAACTCTTGGAGCTACTACTGTTGGCTCAAATCTTTTTACCCTTACAAATCCATCAGCAACAACATTCCTAAAAGTAAATACAGATAATAGTATTACAACAGAAAATGCTTCTACGCACTTGGCATCACTAGGAGCTACAACTGTTGGAGAAAATCTTTTAGAGCTAACAAATCCATCTGCAATTAGATTTATAAGAATTAATGCAGATAATACGGTATCTGCATTATCAGATACAAACTTTAGAACTGCTATTGGAGCAGGTACTGGTAGTGGAACAGTAACTACTGCATCTGTGGTATCTGCTAATGGTTTTGCTGGAACAGTAGCAAACGCAACAACTACTCCAGCAATTACAATATCTACAAGCGTTACAGGACTTCTTTCTGGTAATGGAACAGCAATTTCTGCAGCGTCTGTTGGGTATGGTGACACAACAAATCCATATGGCTCAAAAACAACTAACTATGTTCTTGCTGGTCCAGCAGGTGGTCCAAGTGCTGCACCTTCGTTTCGTGCTCTAGTTTCTGCAGATATTCCAGACCTTTCTGGAACTTATTTGGCGGTAGGTGGAACTGCTGCAAACGCCACATCTGCAGATACAGCAAAAACAGTATCTACGGCAACAAATGCATCGTTCTACCCAGTATTTGTGGATGCTAATAATGGAACTGCAACAGCAGAAGCACTATACACAGACGCTGGTCTAATTTATAACCCCTCTACAAATCAACTTTCTACTGGTGGAGATATTAGCGTTAATGGTGGAGACCTTCTCACAAACCAAACAACCTTTAATCTCATTAATACCACTGCAACTACACTAAACATTGGTGGAGCAGCAACAACAATGGCTATTGGAGCAACAGGAAGCACTGTTTCATTCCCTGGAAAAATTAGCGTAACTGCATCATCTGGCGATGAGGGTGGAGAAGTATTCCTTGCTAGTCCAGCAACAAATACTACAATTACTAATGGAGTAACGGTAGATGTTTATCAGAATAGATTGCGTTTCTTCGAACAGGGTGGTTCAGCAAGAGGATACTATCTGGATATAACTGAAGGCGGTGGTTCAGCATCAACAAACATTAGACCACCAATGTACATGAAACTTATCCAAAGTAGCACACAGGTTGCAAACCTTGCTGGCGGTACTGCTGGAACCGTTAGTGCTTTTGGAACAAATGGTGTTGCTCTAAAAGCTGGAACAGCCTATGAAGTAGAAATGGTATTGTTTATTGAAAGCGTAGCAAGCAGCAACTCTTGCACACTAATCATTACTCCTGGCTCACCGTCTAGTCCTGCAACACCATCTTCAACAGAACTATACTACGACTATTCGTCAAGCACTACCGTAATGACTAACGCTGCTGCACTTTCTGGAGTACGAAGAACTGGAACAACAACCTTCCCAGCACTAAATACAATTACTGTAGCAACTGGAACGACCAACTACTTCAGAGCATTTATGAAGGGTATCGTTGACGTTGATGTTGCAGGTAACTTTACAATTAGACTTGCATATACTCCAGGTGCTGGTGGCTCTATGGTTGCAACAGTCCTTGCTGGCTCTTATCTAAAGATAACAGAACTAGGAACAGAAGACATTACAGATATTGGCACTTGGGCATAGTGTTTTACTTTTTCTAAAACTGTGCTATAATAAATACATTACAGTTATAGAAAGGTGGAAACACTATGTCGGAATTTTTCTCATTTACCCTTCCCAATGATTTTGTCGAAAAGTACAAAACAGCGGAATCACCCTTTGGATTCGTGGATGCAGGAGGTAACTCGCTAGGTGAAATCACCTTCGTCAGAACCTACTCACGAGTCAAAGAAGACGGAACCAAAGAACGCTGGTACGAAGTAGTACGCAGAGTTATCGAAGGTATGTACTCTGTCCAGAAAAACCATGCAAAGGAGAACCGTCTCCCATGGAATGACTATAAGGCACAGAAGTCAGCACAGGAAGCATTCGATAGAATGTTTACTCTAAAGTGGACTCCACCAGGTCGTGGTATGTGGACATTTGGAACACCTCTTACTATGGAGAAGCGTAACTCAGCAGCACTCCAGAACTGTGCAATGGTATCAACCAAGGACCTAGATAAGAATGACCCAGGTGCTCTATTTGCTTGGGTAATGGATGCCCTAATGCTAGGTATTGGTGTAGGTTTTGACACTCTTGGTGCAGAAAAGAACTTCCCAATCTATGCACCAGTAGAGCCAGAAGTAACTTACGAAATCCCAGATACTCGTGAGGGCTGGGTAGAGTCAATCAGACTGCTCCTGAACTCTTTGCTAAGACCAAACCAGAACATCCAGAAGTTTGACTATTCGCTAGTTAGACCAGAAGGTGCTCCAATTAAGGGTTTTGGTGGAACAGCATCTGGACCAGCTCCTCTTATCAAACTACACGAACAGCTTCGTGAGGTCATTGGTGGACGTGCAGGAGAGAAACTAGATTCTCGTGCAATCGTAGACATTATTAACCTTATTGGTACTTGTGTTGTTGCAGGTAACGTTCGTCGTTCTGCTACCCTTGCTTTGGGTGGTGCAGAAGACGAAGAGTTTATCAATCTAAAGAATTATGACAAGTTCCCAGAACGTGCTCCTTGGGCATGGATGTCGAACAACTCTATTTCTGCTAAGGTTGGTATGGACTACACACAGTATGTTGACCGCATTGCAGACAACGGAGAGCCAGGCTTTATCTGGCTAGATGTTGCTCGTAACTATGGTCGCCTAGCAGACCCTGCAGATGGCAAAGACTACCGTGTTATGGGATTTAACCCATGTGCAGAACAGCCACTAGAATCATACGAACTATGTACTCTAGTTGAGGTTCACCTAAACCGTCACGAGAGCAAGGAAGACTTCCTACGCACTCTAAAGTTTGCTTACCTCTATGGAAAGACTGTAACTCTTCTTCCAACTCACTGGCAACAGACTAACGGTATCATGCAGCGTAACCGTCGTATCGGAACTTCGCTAACTGGCATCGCATCATTCGCTGACGCACATGGTCTACCTGCAACTCGTGAATGGATGGATGAAGGCTACAACAAGATTCGCTTCTATGACAGAAAATACTCAGAGTGGCTATGTGTTCGTGAATCAATTCGTGTAACCACAGTTAAGCCATCTGGCTCAGTATCAATCTTGTCTGGAGCAACTCCAGGTGTCCACTGGATGCCAGGAGGCAAGTTCTACCTACGTTCTATCCGTTTCGGAAACACGGACCCAATGCTTCACCTTTTCAAGGCAGCAGGGTACAAGGTAGAGCCAGCACTATACTCAGACAGCACTTCGGTAGTATACTTCCCAATCTCTTCAGGGATTAAGCGTTCAGAGAAAGATGTGACTATCTTTGAGAAGATGGCACTTGCTGCTACTGCTCAGAAGTACTGGTCAGACAATGGTGTATCAGTAACCCTGTCATTTGACAAGGAGACTGAAAAGCAGCACGTTGCCTCAGTACTAAATATGTACGAGGGTCAGCTAAAGGCTGTGTCATTCCTTCCAATGGGAAACGATGTTTATGAGCAACAGCCATATACAGAAATCACAGAAGAAGAGTACGACTACTACATTGGTAGAATTGCTAAGATTGACTTCTCTGCAATCTATGACGGTGTGGATAATCTTGAGGCACAGGGTGAGGCATATTGCACCACCGACTACTGTGAGATTAAGATTCCAGACAAGAACTAGTCAAAATAGAGTTATGCCCTGTCGTTAATTCGGCAGGGCATTTCTTTATGTGGTAGAATTAATATCATGGCTAATCCTTCTAATCTTTATGCAGAAAAAATTTTTGCAGAGCACCCAATCGCTCTATGGACACTAGACAATGACCTAAAATATCTGTCGTTAATTTCAGATACAAACAGAAGCCTAGTTTCTTGGACATACACAAGCAGTGCAGCAGGAGCACCGTTTGACCAAACAACGCCACCATACTATAAACTTGGAACAACTGTAACAGAAGTGTCTAAGACTGGAGTTGTTGGTACTGGTAGTAGCAGCTTTACAGCAACAAGCAACTTTACATTTTCTTCAAGTGAAGATACCTTTACAATTGGATTTTATTATTTTAAAACAACTCCATATATATCAAAACTTGAAATTGGATATAAGATTGGAGCTGGAGCAGTTCAGTGGTCAGACGAAATTTTAACATCAGATTTTTATTCTTGGGAGTTTGCTTCGGCAACATTTAATGCACAACCAACTGGAGCAAACATAGTAATTAGATTTACCTACAATCTTCCAACAGTTTCAGATTCAGTTTCTATTTTAATAAATGGACTATCTGTTGGCAAGTGGGCAGAAGATGCAAATATGGAAAGTCTTGGTTCAGTTTCTTCGACTATTCCAGCAACAATTCCACTAACAGGAACTAACGTAACAGCTGTTGAAGCTCCAGCCTATTCTTCTACAACAAATGCTGGATATTACGTTATTAGCGATGCAGTTGCTGGAGCAAGAAGTTCTTCTTTTCCACTTGTTTATGGTTCCTCAAATTCAACAGTTCTTTCTTATAACGATGGACTGCCATCCCTAATAGTTCCAGGAAATGGATTTTTAAATGAATCGCAAAAGACAAAAACAAGAACATTTGAAACATGGTTAAGAATAAAAGCTGGTACATCAGAAGCAAAGAAAATCATTGGACCAATTGTTGGCAACGATGGAATCTATGCTGACGGACCACATCTAATTTTAAATATTGCTGGAAATACATTGTCGCACTATGTTGGAGAGTGGGATAGACCAATGTTGCTACAGGTAGTTACTTCAATATCTGGAGCACAAATGTTTATTAACGGAGATTTTATTGGAGCAATAAACTACGACATTGAAGACGTTGCCTTAGAAGAATACTTTGACGGAAGTAGCGATATTCAAGACTGGATAGGGTTTTACTGTTACACAGATATTCCAAGAATAGAAGTTAGCTGTGTTGCAATTTATGCCTATGCTATCGATAAAGTTTTGGCACAAAAAAGATTTGTTTATGGTCAGGGAACAAAACATTTTCAAGATGAACTCGTATCTGGATATGACGGTGACTCTATTTTTCCAGACTATTCTTTTGCAAACTATGGAAGTAACAGAGCATACGGAAACAATCAAAAATACCAGTGGACTGAAGGAATTTTAAGCAACTGTATTTCAGAAACAAACATTCTAAAGTCACCTAAATATACTGTCCCAACAATTGTTCTGGCTCCATCAGCAACGTTTACAGATGAAGACTTGCTATTGGCTCAAAATTCACCATATGACCATATTGACCTACAACCAACAGCAGGATGGAATTCCACAGAAAGCCATATTCTTTTTGACAATATAAATCCAACAATTAATAAAACTCAGGGTATTTATATTGTTGCTACACGTTCAGAAAACAATACAACTAAGCAAATTTTGTTTAAAATATTTAATAAGATTAATGGAGACTATCTAGAAGCATACACAATAAGGGAGTCTACTACAGATAAAATTATTTATAAGTTTAGCTACAATGGCACAGTAAGTAGTGCATTGTATACAGCGACTGGAAATGTGATTGGAACAAAGTTTGCAGCAGGTGTTGTATTTCAAGACCTAATCGATAATGTAGACCCAAACTTCTCTGAGTTTTTTGGTAACCACAAAAATCTAATTTTGTATATTGGTGGTGATGAAGCGTTTACAACAGACACGACATTTACTGGAAAAATCTATAAGTTTGGATTTATGGATAAAAGAAACTTGTCTAAAGTGTCAGCAGAATTTGATTCCGATGGATTTTTTACTGGAACAGCAGCAACTCTAGATTCTCACACAGCAAGCTACACGTTATTTTTAAACAAGTTTGACTCTAAAATATTTTTGGACATTGCTACTAATATGTATTGGCAAGAATCTATTCCATTGTCATTTTTTGCAAAGTATGTTGAAGCCCCAACTGGAACAAAATACGCCCTAGACTATCTACAGTTTAATGTAGATTATCCAAAGCCAATATCATTTTCTTCGAATGAATACAACACATCATCATCTTTAGCAAGAACTTATCTAACATTCCAAACACTTGCATCTGGTGCAGAAGCAGACGTACTGACTTACAACACATCTTCAAGAGTAACAAGCTCAAATGTAATCTCATCATCATCTGGATATGCAAATACAAAATATGAGATGGTAGACGGAACAGCTATTTATATACCCACTACTGCTGACCTAGAAACGCTAGCTGTAGTTGCACATATTGAAGTTAATGCAGATAGCCTAGTCATGAAGCCAATTGGTATTAGGCATTTGCAAATTACTGGACAGGGGCTAAATACAGACTCTTCCAATCCAACAGAATTTGGAACGTCTACTGGAACAAACTTAATTCCTTATGGAAACGTATCTGCAGCAGTATTGCCTAAATTTACTTTGCCATATTATTATCTATCGTCAAACTCTGGTATGCAAATAACAGGAACACCGTCAGCCTCAAACGGATACTATATTAATATAAACACTGAACTCTCCGACACTTTTGAAATAGGATTCTTGCAGATGGTTGCAAAGTTTAATCTTGAACAATTTTCTACAAGCGACGTTCTTATTTTTGAAACAGTAAACATAACAGATAATCCAGATACAAAAATAAGATTCTATATAGACTCAGTAAATACAGCAAATACAAGAGCAAGAATCTTTGCCAAGAATGAAAGCGGTACTGATTATACTGACGTTGAATATTATATCAATGGAATAAAGACAGAGTATCCAGTAGTATCTTTAGACGAATGGTTTACTCTTGGAATAAAGTTTAAAACAGTTTACGCCTTTACAAGTGAAGCTGGGACAATAAATATTTCTGGACCAATGCTCATGAATAACTTTGTTTATGCACAGCTAAAGTCTGGAGACGAACATGGTCTTGTGTTGGTAGAAAATATTTGGATTAATGTTCTTTATGACACAAACTCGCTTCAAACATGGAACGACTACACAACAGGTGTTTGGTCGGATATTATATCTCAATCATCTGGTACAGAGATTCGTGGACTATCGTCAGAAGAAATCTACAAGACATTTACTGGAACATCAAGAAATTCAGCTGGTGGATATGCGTCAGAGTCATATGTTGGTGTCGATAGCTTTAACTATACAATCTATACAGACGTAAAGTCGTCACAAATAACCATTGAACCTGCATAATGTGGTATACTAGTGGTTATGAAACAAGAAAAACTAGACCCAGTTGAGCAAGCCCTGAGCAAAGCTCGTATTCAAGTAATTGAAAAGCATTACGATTGGGGACTTTATGTTTGGATTCGTGAAAATGGAAAGCCATTTACTGACGACGACGGCAACATTTTAAATATTCCATCGAAGAAAAATGACGAATCTCAGATTGCAAAACTTAAAGATGCTGCAACATATTACGGAGAACCTAACGGTCACCCAATTTTTTACCCTGGTCTTGGAAGAATCACAGACGAGGAACACAGCGAGCAAATTGACAGAATGAAGCAAGGTCTTATTCCTAACCTTAACGACCTGGGTGCTGTTCACGCTGCCAAGCAGACAATCGCACTTTATGGAGATGAAGAGTAATGGAAGAATATATTATTGGTGCTTCTCTGCCAGAATTTGATGCAGAAGAAGACCTGTTTAAAAAGCAAGACCCATTTGTAAAATCGTGGGACGACCTAAAAGGTCTAAACGGTCTTGACCTAAACTTTAAGAGACGTTCTACACGTCAGCTATCTAAGGCAGATGTAAACAGCGAGGCATATCTTGACAGTGCTATGGCTGTTAGTGCAGGTATTGGTGGGGCAAAGTCAAAAGAGCTAAATCCTGGCAAGGTGTTTAAGAATGGTTATGGTCTGTTTGATGTAATTACTCCACCATGGAATCTATATGAACTTGCCAATTACTATGACACCTCATTTGCTAACCACGCTGCCATCGATGCTAAGGTAGAAAACATTGTTGGTCTTGGCTATGACTTCCACGTTACAGATAGAACTGCAATGCGTCTAGAAGGTATGGAAGACCAGGCAGCAGTTAAAAGAGCACGTAGCAGAGTAGAACGTGCCAAGGTAGAGCTAAAAGACTGGCTAGAAAGTATGAACGACGAAGACTCGTTTACACACACAATGATGAAAATTTACACAGACCTTCAGGCAACTGGTAATGGCTACATGGAAATTGGTAGAACTGTTACTGGAGAGATTGGTTATGTTGGTCACATCCCTACAACCACAATGCGTGTACGCAGACTAAAGGATGGATACGTTCAGATTATTGGAGAAAAGGTTGTTTACTTCCGCAACTTTGGTGCAAAGAATCCAAATCCAATCACCTCTGACCAGAGACCAAACGAGATTATTCACTTTAAAGAATACTCACCACTAAACACTTACTATGGTGTGCCAGACATTATCTCAGCAATTACAGCATTGCAGGGAGACCAGCTAGCATCGCAATATAACATCGACTACTTTGGCAACAAGGCTGTGCCACGCTATGTTGTAACGCTAAAAGGTGCAAAGCTATCGTCAGATGCAGAAGACAAGATGTTTAGGTTCTTGCAGACTAGCCTAAAGGGGCAGTCGCACAGAACTCTTTACATCCCACTTCCAGGAGACTCAGACACTAATAAGGTTGAGTTTAAAATGGAACCGATTGAAAATGGCGTACAGGAGGCATCATTTAATGAATACAGAGTCCGTAACCGTGACGATATCTTAGTTGCTCACCAAGTTCCACTCTCCAAGATTGGTGGCGGTGATGCAGCATCTATTGCAGCTGCCCTAGCACAAGACCGTACGTTTAAGGAGCAGGTAGCAAGACCAGCACAACGTAACATTGAAAAGCTTATTAACAGACTTGTAAAAGAAAAGACAGACATTCTTGAACTCAAGTTTAACGAGCTGACTCTTACAGATGAAATTGCACAGTCTCAGATTCTTGAGCGTTACGTGAAGACCCAGATTATGGTTCCAAACGAAGCTCGTGAAATTCTTGGTCTACCACAAAGACCAGATGCAGATGAGCCTTTTCAAATGACATCTAGACAGGCTACAGATGCTCGTGCTAACCTCGCTGGCAACAGACAGCGTGACGCAGAGCGAGCAAACAATGCGTCTGACAGCACTGCAACCACCACTGGACGAAACGCCCAGGGTGAGGGTAGAGCAGTACAATAAAAAGTATGTTACAATATAGTAACAATACTTATAAAAAGGGTATATAATTAAGGTAATATGACTATTCAAAAGGCTCATTGGAATACCGATGGCGACAACGTTCGTCTGTCGATGCCATTCAACAAGGTAGATAAAGAGAGACGCATCGTCTCTGGCTTTGCTACACTTGATAACCTAGATAAGCAAAATGATATTGTCACTCCAGAAGCCTCTCTACAGGCTTTCCAAAAGTTCCGTGGAAACATTCGTGAAATGCACCAGCCTCTTGCTGTTGGCAAAATGGTTTCCTTTAAAGAAGACAAGTTCTTCGACCCAGAGACAAAAAAGATGTACTCTGGCATTTACGTTTCAGCCTACGTATCCAAGGGTGCTCAAGACACTTGGGAAAAGGTTTTGGATGGAACCCTTTCGGGTTTCTCAATTGGTGGTAAGATGAACAAGTGGGATGATGGCTACGATGAGAGCATGGACTCCAAGGTTAGAATTATTAAAGACTATGACCTTGTTGAGCTTTCTCTTGTAGACACCCCAGCCAACCAATTTGCAAATATTCTTTCTGTTGAAAAAGTTGATGGTGTTGATGTTGTTAAAGGCATGGACACTGTTATCGAAAATGTGTTCTGGGACTCTGAGTCTGGACTAGTTCTGCTTTCTGAAAATGAAACAGAGGTTAGCCCAACTTCAGGAGTACCTATGCAAAACATTGGTTTCGTTGAAAAATCAGATAACGAAAAAACAGAAATGCTAAAGTTCTTAGTTGATAGTGCTAAAGGCATTAAAACTTCTAAGATAACAAAGGAGGAAAGTCCTATGACTGACGCAACAAATGAAGTGGTCGAAGAGACCACAGTTGAGACAGTAGAGGTTGCTCCAGAGGCAGATGCCGTAGTTGAAGAAGCAGTATCAGAAGAGGTTACAGAAGAGGCTCCAGTAGTCGAAGAAGTAACAGAAGAAGCTCCTGCAGAAGAAGCTGAAGAGGTATCTCCAGCAGACGACGAAACTGAAAAGACACTAGTTGTTAATGCAGTTTCAGAAATCAAGGATACTCTAACATCAGCCTTTAGCGACCTTGCATCAATCGTAAAGAGCCTACAGGCTCAGGTTGATGAACTCAACAAATCAATTGATTCCGTAAAAACTGAGGTAAAGGAATCAAAGGATGTATTTAACGAATTTGGAAAGAGAGTAGACGCTGTTGAAGCTGACACCGCTTTCCGCAAGTCTGGCGACATCGGTGATGTCGTACAGTTTGAACCAGAACAGGTTCAGAAATCCCTATGGGACGGTCGTTTCCTCAAAACAACCGATTTATTCAAATAAAAATCACTAGGAGGTGACAATTATGTCGGAAGAAATTATTAAAAACTATCCAGGAGCTGGTGCCAATGAGACAAACTCAGAAGGTGCTTTCGCTTCAGGTGGCATTGGTGGCGTTACTAACCCAGGAGCTTCAACTCTCGGAAACGTCCCAACTGCTGAATTTGGTGTACTAACTGGTCCTAACGCTGTAACCCCTAGTGGTTCTGCTGCAAGCGGTATCCTACGTCCTGAACAGGCACGTAGATTTATCGATTATGTCTGGGATGGTACAGTCCTAGCCAAGGACGGTCGCCGTGTAACAATGCGAGCTAATACAATGGAACTTGAAAAAGTTAACGTTGGTGAGCGTGTTATCCGTGCTGCTAACCAGGGTGATGCAACATACACTAACGCTGGTGCTACATTCTCAAAGGTCGAACTTACTACAAAGAAGATTCGTCTTGACTGGGAAGTATCAGCTGAAGCTCTAGAAGACAACGTTGAAGGTGCGGCTCTTGAAGACCACCTAGTCCGTCTAATGACAAACGCATTTGCGAATGACATTGAGGACCTAGCAATCAACGGTACTGGTACAGGGGTGAACAACTTCCTTAACATTATGGAAGGTTTCGTAAGCCGTACCAAGACCGATGGCTATGCACACGAATACGTTGCTACTATCGCTAACAACGCATTTACACCAGAGGTTCTACAGCAAGTTGTAGACCGTCTACCTCGTAAGTACCGTGCTCTAAAGAATGGTCTGAAGTTCTACGCAGGAACCTCAGCATTCCAGGGCATCGTAAGAAACCACGGAACTCTTTCTGGAAACATCTGGACTGAAGACTACCGTAACGCTTACCTTGCAGGTACTGACCAGGTTATCGGTCAGGCTCGTGCTACACGTGTACTAGGTATTCCTGTTATGGAAGTACCTTACTACCCAGAAGGCTTCGTAGACCTAACCTTCCCAAGCAACCGCATTTGGGGTTTCCAGCGAGACATCACTGTAAACCGTGAGTACGTTGCCAAGAAGGACACCATTGAGTACACCGTATTCGTACGTTTCGGTATTCAGTGGGAAGAGCAGGACGCTATCGCATACGTTGACAGCGATTCTGTTGACTCAAGCCTATAATCTTGAGTTGCCCAACTTGGAGGGGGTAGGAGCTTCGGCTTCTACCCCTTTCTACTTTATTATCTGCTATAATGTAAACTGGAGGAAATCATGTCAGATGAAACACTAAATGAAACTACAACCGATATTGTTGTAGATGATGTACAAGTAAGCCTAGAAGTAACCTCGTCGGGTACAAAGGCAGGAATTGAAACAAACGAAAATGGTGTAATTACAACACCAGCAAAGAAGCGTGGCAAACCAGCCCCATCAGTTATGGTAGTTAACGGAGCTATTGGTTCGCCAGGAGCAGAAAGACAAGACAAGCCAAAGATTGTGGCAGAGCCAAAGAAAAAAGAAACAGTTGCAGTATACTCAACTAGAAATGTTATGTGGGAAGGCGTTGGAGAAGTAAAGCGTGGCTACAACTTCCTGACACCAGTGCAAGCAGAGAAGTGGTTGACAAGAGTTCACACTAGACTAGCAACACCAGCAGAAATTAAAGAGGCGTTTGATAATTAGTGGAGATTCTTAGAGTAGACACAACAACAACACCATTTCAACTTGGAACCCAAAAGTTTGAGTTTTCAATTGTTGTTGATGGATATGTTAGTACAGTAGTAAGAGTAAACGTTACAGACCTTTCAGACTCTACTCTTGTTATGGATGCTGTACAGGCTACCACTACTTCTGCATCAAAACTAACCATCTCAGTACCACTCAAGTACGACGCTGATTACAAAATTCAAGTCTATAATACTAGTGCAACACCTGCAGCAGCCAACCTAATCTACGAAGACTTTTATGAGGTCCGTAGACCTTATGTAGACCCAAACACCAAGGCTACCACTGCTACAGACATTGCAACTTACGCAGCTAACGAACAACTAGCCAGAGCAATCATTGACTCAATTGTTGTAGATGGATTTTACTATAGCAAAAAAGCTATTCTTGCAATTGGAAACGGTAGCGACTTTATTCCAGTATGGGATAACGTAAAGAATATTATTTCTGTTTATGAGAATAACGTTCTTATGACAACAAGAACATTTGAGCTTACGGTAGATGGTTCTGCAATTACACAAACATATACAGGAGAACTAAATAGAAGTGAGTCAGCACCAGTATTGCTACCAGCATCTAGCTCAGACTATACCGAACTAATTTATGGATATACTGGTTTCCCAAGAGAATATGACTACAAAATTATTGCTGAAGTTGGATACCTAAATGTTCCAGCAGACATAAAGAAAGCAACCGAATTGCTCATTGACGATATTAGCTGTGGAAAACTAGACTACTACAAACGTTATGTTGGTTCATATAATACAGACCAGTTTAGAATTCAATTTGATAAAGCCGTGTTTGAGGGAACTGGAAATATTCTAGTAGATAAAATTCTAGAAAAATACAAGAAGCCAGTGACACGCCCAGGAGTGCTGTAACGTGGTCATATGCGAAACTACAGACTTTGTTTTTCCAATGCTTGCAGACATCTACTATCCAATTGTTGAGCAGGGTGCTTATGGAGACGTTAAGAAAAACTGGGTACTAGACAAAACAATTGCCTGTCAACTAAACACAGCAGGAACAGCAAACAAAGAAGAGATTAGACCAGAAATAAAGCTTTTGCAAGACTCAGCACTTATAGGTAGAGTCAAAAGTGATATTCGTTTTTCTAGTGAGAATCAAAGAAACGGTCTAACTAATATCCTTGTTACAAACTCTTCTC